TTTGTTGAACTCCTCACCTTGGTGGATACCAGAAACAACTGTACCACCGATCTCAATTACGATATTGTCATCTCTGACATTCCAACCGAGAGTGTGAATTGTTTCCCAAAGTTCATCTTGTGTAAGATTCATCAAATAATTCCAAAGAACATGTTGCCAGTGATGGCATAAGAGATAGCACCAGCAATAATACCGAGCATTGCCCAGCGACCATTTGCTTTCTCTGCTTTCTCAGCATAGGGCTCAATACCGTATCTTTCAAGATCTTCCGCTGTCATATACATGGAAGGTTCTTTAGCAAACAAGTTTTGTTGTCCTTGCTCGTTAGTTGTTACAGTCATGATACACTCCGTTATAAATCTTTACATATTATATAGTAGATCTAAAGACTTGTCAATAGTCCATGTTTCCACCATAACTGATACAGATCTTTTTGTTTTCTGCTGATGATCTACACCACTGTCTCACATAAGCATCTGCATCCATATTCATTGCGTAGTGAGCATGGTTATGTAATGCTCCTATTGTAATCAGTATTCCAATAGTAATCAGATTATAATGGACTGCTGGATGAGTAATCATCTTTAGCAAATAATTTTTCATAAGAAAGGGGTCCGAAGACCCCCAGTCTCCTTAGATATTTTTGGGATACTCGCTATTAGTTTTTTCGGGGATACCAATAAACCCCAACCTTGGCGCGCCACCTACTTTGTAGGACTACTCACAGTGTCCGTGGTGTAACAAGGTACACCTTCTGGATCTAACCATTTAGTGTACTCAAAGTCTTCCATAGCAGTCAGAAGTTGCATCTGATTGTCAAGAAGATACATGTCACTATACCGTTTGGTATATTCATGTGCTTTTTGAATACGGTAATCAGGTTTACCATTTTCTAAAACTCCGACTTCAACATAACGATATGGGAATCGTTCAAGAAGAACAGTCTGTGCCATAATAAAACAAGCAGAAGAAATCCCCGAAGGGAAAGCGGAATATCGGAATCGAACCGATGACGAAAGGTTGGAAACCTTTAGTTTTGCCTCTAAACTAATTCCGCAGTAAAGCAGGCCTATCATAAGACCTGCATCCAGACTAGTCAATCAAATCTTCATAAAGATTATCAATGAGAATTCCATAGGAATCATCTTCATCACCAAGGAACTGGACTCCAGCGTCAGCATATAAACGATATGCCTTTTGATAGATTACAGGGTACTCTTCATCAAGTGACACTTCACCCTCAACTGCACCATTGAGAATGGCCAGTTCAGTATTACTAAATTTAGTAAGGAGTTTGGTTTTAGTTTTCATGACTCTTCTTAGGAGGTTTAAACTTTCCCCGTGTAAGGGAAACGGGTCAGGAGGGACTCGAACCCCCGACCAATTCATTAGAAGTGAATTGCTCTATCCATCTGAGCTACTGACCCATAGGGGCAGATTCAATATTTTTTATTGAATCAGATACACTAGCAGCACTAACGTATGCACTAGAAGAAATTGACGTGTGGATCTCATCGATCATCCTATCTTTGATGTCTTGCATAAGGACTTCTTCATCATTGAGAAATTCATCGAGATAATCAAACATGGTCAGCTGAACTCCTTGAGTACCTTTGTAGTATACGACAGGTTCAGTCGGTTGTCAAGCTCCAGGTTGAAATAGTCCTTTCGCATGTACCGACCGAGGATGTTAGAGTTGTAGAACGCAGGGTCTCCCGCTGCGTCCCTCTCCATCAGTACATTATTTATAAACAGTTGTCGAGTCTCCTCGTAGTTAGTTTTCCCTACTGTTTTGTGTACACTTAGTATAAATCTCTTAAAGGATTCTGTCCCGTAGAGTTTAACATCTGCTTTAAGGTCAGGACAAGAACCATAGTATTTTTTCCAGTCGCTTTCAGATGTAACTCTTCTCCGTTTGGTAGTACCACTTTTAGCTCTAGGCTTTCGTTTTTGCCAAAAGTATTTTCTTCCGATGTACTTTCTTTTGTTAACTGTGTTGACAATAAGGTACACGAACCCATAGTTATCCCCAATGTTATCAGTAACAAAAGGTTTGTCAAGGTACGTCCACGGATTGGCGTAGTCAATCTCTTCTGTACTTTCTTTAGATAATTTTTCATTAGTCGCAGTACCCGTCGTCGTCATCAAAGTTCTCACTGTAATATCCGTTAGGATGTTTACCATCCTTCCTCAGATATTTATCAGGATCTTCCTTGATAGCATCTTCAAGACTTTGTGCAAGTAACTTGAGGTTGTGGGCTATCAATTTAACCTTATCATAGTTCATAGCTTGTCCGTTGAACCCTTACAGAGTTATTATAATGGTAAAAAAGAAGAGGGTCAAGCCCTCTTCTTTCTAATGTGTAGTTTTAGTAATTTGTATTCAATTTTTATTAACTCATATGCTTGCTTAGGAGTAATCTTTCTAGAAACCTCCATAGAACATATGATATCTACCCTATGATAGAAATGTTTGATCGCTTCATCTTTACTTGGGATGTCCTGCAATTAGGCTGAGTCTTAGGTCATCTAATTATTTATCAGAATATTTCTCAGAATCCATACGTTGAAGAACCTCCTCACAGGCATCATATCCACCATGTTTGAATGGTCCGTAATGATTCTGTTGGTAGTATCTCACTGCGTCATAGACGAGTTCTTGTTGACGCTTAGTGAAATTAAGATCGCACATTGTTCTTGGTTAATATAAACACTTCATCTATATAGTACCATAAAAAAGAGGGGTTGTAACCCCTCTAGACTTATAGTTGGAAGTTGGCGAAGGTGTCCTTCTCCAAGTCCTGTTTGATCCCACCAATGACGTAAGACTCGATCTCCGTCTCCTGTGGCGCGTTCTGTTGACCTTTAGAGTTCAACCAGTGTTGCGTCCAAGGCAGTGGGTTGTTGGTCATCGGTTGATCGAAGATCGCTTTGAGACCGATCGACTTCATACGACGGTTAGCAATATACTCAACGTACTGTGACAAGAGTTTGTCGTTAAGACCGATCATAGATCCGTCCTTAAACAAATACTTTGCCCAAGCACGTTCTTCCTCAACGGCAGTCATATACATTGCGTATACATTCTCCTCTTCCTCTGCCATGATCTCTTGCATCACTGGATCATCCCCGTTAGCCCAATTCTTGATAATATTTTGTGTAAGTACAAGATGTTGACTTTCATCTCTGGCGATGAGAGAGATAATTTTAGCGGATCCCTCCATAAGTTTGAGTTCACCAAACGCAAAAGAACATGCGAACGAGACATAGAATCTGATACCTTCAAGGATGTTTACATTAACAATTGCACGATATAGTTTCCTCTTCAGTTCCTTTAGTTCAACGGAAGCTGAGGCATGAGAGGAAGGTAGAGTCCATAGACTACCAGAAGACCACTCACCTGACATCTTGATTAATTCATCATATGCTTTGGTAACTGTAGTAGCGCGTGAGAGGATGTTCTGATCCTCTAGAATGGTGTCAAACACCTGTGTAGGGTCTGAGTATATATTTTTAATGATGTGGGTGTAGGAGCGACTGTGAATCATCTCCATCATTTCCCAAACTGTCATTGCTGACTCAAGTTCGGGTAGGCTGCAATAAGGCAGGAAAGCCATGCCAGGACCACGACCTTGTACGGAGTCAAGCATGACCTGGTACTTAAGGTTCGAGGTGAAGATATGTTTTTGTTCCTCGGTAAGAGTTGCATAATCTGCCCTATCTTTTTGAAGTGAGACTTCTTCTGGTCTCCAAAAATAACTAAGTTGTTGCTGAGTCAGTCTTTCAAATACTGGATACTTATAAGAATCATATCTTTGGACTCCAAGAGGAGCACCAAAGAACATAGGTTGTTTCTTTGTATCGACAGGAGTCGTATTGAAGACTGTCATGCCTTCAATGGTTTCTTTACTGGACTTTACGAATTGCATAGGGGTCTCTTTAAATTTTACAGGAATCGCAATCTTCATCTGCCATATCAATCTCTGCGATTAGAGATTCTAGCGTTTCTTTTTTCTGATCTAGATATTCATCTACATCTTTCTTTGCATCATATGTGTTCTGATAATAACTTGTCTTCCATCCATACTTGTATGTGGTAAGTAAGTCATGTGCCATAACAGATACAGGTACTTCATTTTCAGGATATTGTTCTGGATTATAACTCCAGTTACCAGAGATCGCTTGATCAAAGAACTTTTGCATAACTGCAGTCACTTTAATGTAACCTTCATTACTAGTCATGTCCCAGAGAAGGGTGTAAAAATTCTTAAGTTGATTATACCCTGGTACAATCTGCTTAAGAGGCCCCTTCTTTGATTTTTTAATGGACAGGTAGTCTCTAGGAGGTTCGATTCCATTGGTTGCATTGCACACAACGGAGCTACTCTCCGAAGGCATCTGTGCGGACAGTGTGCTGTGTCTGAGTCCGAATTTTTGGATAGCATACCTAAGATTAGTCCAGTCATGCCTCAGTTTGTTAGGAACAATTTCATCTACTTCTGTTTTGTAGGTGTCGATGGGCAAGACGCCCTCTGAATATTTAGTTTTATTAAAAAATCCACAAGGACCTTTCTCAATGGCAATGTTATTACTTGCTAAGAGTAAGTAATACTGGAATGATTCTGTAAGATCATGTACCATTTTCCATGCTTCAGGACTATCATACTTTACCTTGTTCTTAGCAAGGAAGTGTGCAAGACCAATGAAACCAACACCCAAAGATCTACGATTCTTGGTACTAATTTCTGCAGCCTTGATAGGATACTCCTGATAGTCAATCAATTCTTCTAGACCACGAACTGCAAGGTCACACAGTTCTTCGAGTTCTTCAATGTCACGCAGTTTACCAACGTTAACAGCAGAGAGAATACACAAAGCAATCTCACCATCACCATCGATATGATCTAGAGGATCTGTAGGAAGAGTAATCTCTTGACACAGATTAGACATACTCACCTTATCTTTAAAGGAAGAATGAGTATTACAGTGGTCGATATTCATGATGTAAATACGACCTGTCTCTGCTCTCTCCTTCAAGAGATTAAGAATCAGTTCCTGTGCCCCGATAGTTTTTCTTGGAACATCTTGAGCTCGTTCGTAATGAACATATAAATCGTCAAATGTATCAGTACCAAAAGCATCATAGAGACCTGGTACGTCATGCGGTGAGAAGAGGCTAATCTCTCCATTCGCAATGAAACGTTCGTAGAAAAGTTTTGAAATCTGGATGGAGTAGTCAAGTTTCCTCACTCGATTGTCTTCTGTTCCCTTATTATTCTTAAGAACAATAATGTCTTCTATTTCTTGGTGCCAGATTGGGAAGTGGACAGTAGCTGATCCACCACGGATTCCATTTTGCGTGCAGCATCGTACAGTTGATTCAAACTTCTTAAGGAAAGGAATAACGCCTGTGTGCTGAACTTCTCCGCCTCTGATTTTACTGTTGAGTCCACGGATTCGACCTGCATTAATACCGATGCCAGCCCTTTGTGCGACATACCTGCCAATAGCCATATCGCTAGAAAAGATACTATCGAGGGAGTCATTAACATCAACCAGAACACAAGATGCAAATTGACGAAGAGGAGTTCTGACTCCCGCCATGACTGGCGTCGGAATGTTGAGTCTGTGTTTGGAGATTGCGTTGTAGTATCTTCTGACATATGAGAGTCTTGTATCCTTAGGATAATCTTGGAACAAATATGCAGCGATCAGTACATACATGTACTGTGGTGTTTCAAATACCGATTTAGATGAACGATCTTGCACTAGGTATTTATCTACAACCTGTCTTGCACCAGCAAAAGTAAATAGGTAATCACGATCATGATCAATTACTTTATCAATCGCATCCCACTCGTCAAGAGAATACTTATCCAAGATACTTCCATCATAGACACCTTTAGAGATGCCTTTCGTTAGATGTTCATAGATTGAAGGGAAGTTAGTAGTCCATGAAGGACCAAAGACTTCTTTATACAACCCAAACAATAGTAGTCTAGCAGCCACAAACTGATAGTTTGGATTATCAAGACTAATCAAATCACTAGCAGAACGTACTAGGATCTCCTGAATTTCACTAGTCTTGATACCATCAAAGAATTGAATGTTAGAATTCATTTCTACTTGAGATGCAGATACTCCAGTAAGAGAACCACATGCACATTCAACCATTTGATGCAGTTTATCAAGGTCAAGAATTTCTTTTTGACCGTCTCTCTTCACTACATTAATGCTCATACTTTTTTCCAGGATAATAGTTTTACTTTTGCTTCTAGACCAGAGTAGGTACTTGATTCTACTACAGCCTGAACATCATGTCCAGCCAGTACCATATCATTTACGTCTTTCTGTGATACATTTGAGGGCCAGATGACAATAGGATAACCACTATCAACTACCTTTTCCATGCGGGTTAAAATTTGTTTATTACGAGGTTCATTATCATACACAAAAACAAATTCAGTCTCAGTGTTAGTTATTAAGAACATCCAATCAACGTCGGCTCCTACCATTGCAATACTGTTGTCTAGGAAGAGACTATCGATTGGACCTTCTGTCACATGAACTGTATTCCCGTAGTCTACACTATCAAGTCCAAAGATTTTGGGTTTACTGCGATCCAGAATCGTAGTAATGTACCTTAGTTTCTGCCTTGGACTTAATGATCTACCTTGAAAACCAAACCACTCACCGTCAGAGATGAGTGGCAGAATGATTCTTGGATGATCTAATGATTCATCTTCAAAAGTAGGGACTTGGGAGTTCACCCAGGTTTTATATTTATCAATATAAAAAAGTTCAGATAGTTTCTCCTCTGGTACTTTTCGTTCGAGTAGATACTTCTTTGCTATATGATCCTTATCAAGACTGGAGACTGATTGTAAACCTTTTGGTTTAAGTTTGAACACAGGAGGTTTGAAATCAAACGCAGGGTTAGGCGTGTTAGTTCCTTTCCCAGTCAGACCACGACTATACCTATCCATCAGATACTGATCATATAGATCAGGAAAATTATCTTTCAGGAAGTTAGCAAACGTTCTTCCAATACCACAATTGTGACACTTGAACAGTAACTCATTCTTCTTACTGTAGAAGTAACCTCTTGTTTTGTTTTTGTTCTTTGACGAGTCCCCACAGTATGGGCATCTGAATGTATACAGATCGTCTTTTTTTCTTGCAAATCGATCAAGTCTGCACCCTACCATTGGCAGGTACTCATGCTCTACACAATACATTCAATCAGCCAGTGGTCTTGATCCCTAGTATACCAGGCCTGGACACAGGTGTCAACATCTTCACCATAGGTGGAAAGATTTGTAATATTGTTACAAGGGTCGCGAGGACTGCTGTTGCACCGATAACAAACTTTGCGTTGGTATCCACTTTCTTCTGGATGCCATTGATCCTACCCTGAACCAGTTCATGATCCTTATCATGTCTTTCCTTCATCTCCTCAAGCATACCGATGATAAGTTTATCGGCACGTTCGGATTCATCCAAACGATTTTCATGGCGCTCCAAGATTACAGCAACTCTATTGCTATTTTCTGAGATTGTTCCAACTGCTCTTTCGAGTTTGTCAAGCATCTCTTTGGAGAGATCTTCATAAATATCCAGTTTACTTTCTAAAACTGCTAATCTACCAAGACCGAATGCCATTAGTCCGAAGCCCCTTTATTGCCGCCAACCTTAGCCTTTTGTTTTAGTTGCATAGTTTTCTGTTGCAATTGTTTTTGAAGTTGTTGTTTCTTCAGTTGAACTTTCTTCTTCTCGATGGCAATCTGTGATGCAGCCATGTCTGCTTGCATTGCTTTTTCATCAACACCTTCATAAAATCCTGACATAGTTCTTTGCCTTTTATTATTGTAATAGTTTAGTACAGATCCTGAGAATAGTCTAGTAATTTTTACTTTGGTCTCAGCAAATGGGGGTTGAATGATTGTTCTCAGTTTCAGCTTAACCTCTAATGGACTCTTACCACTCATGATAAACTCTCCAATGTCAGGGAGTTGTACCAAGAAAGGAAACGTCTGGTAAGATTCAAACTGAACCTGAAGCATAGACTTCACACGACTCAGTTTTTTCTTCTTCTTCGACTTTACGCCAGGTTCATGTGCAGGTGGCAGAGCAGTCTCGGCACCTGTACCAACACTATTTGTGGGGGCATCTTCATTCATAACTGGGATAGTTCCGCTTCTGCATATGAGTCTATGGATGTGTTCTTCAACACACCCGTTGGCAATCTGTCTAAGAATTCTAAAAAGGTTTTCAAGACAGGAAATAAAGATCGGTCAATTTTATATAACAAGAGAGGTACTGTTGCCTCTCCAAAAGTATTAAACAATATTATTAAATGGTTTACTATCAGATGAGTTTTCAAGTCACCCGTCTGATCATACTTTTTAAGTAACCGTTTCAGGTATTTGAAACGGTTCATGTCATCAAAGAAATCATCTTTTGTTACTGATGCAGGATTATTATAATTCCTTATAGCAAAAAAGATATAATTGTCTTCGGTTAATATATCAAATCTCATAACAAAATCTAGTTATCAACTAGCGAAGGTCAATGTTGCGGCACCATCTGTAATCACTTCTTCTGTACCACCTGCTGAGGTAATCTTGACGCGATACTTGTAACCGTCCAGAGTGTCAGCAGCGAGAGCACTGTAAGCAAGAGTTGCGGTCGTGAAGTCTGCATAGGTGATACCAGTGTCAGTGTCAGCGGCAATGTTAACCCAACGTGTGGTTGCGTTAGCAGTCTGACGTTGCCAGACATATGCAAGTGCTCCAGGTGTTCCTGTGGTAGTAGTGGTAAGAGTAAACGTACCAGCACCAGAGGAACTAGTGGATGCTGCAGGTTGGACTGTGACAGTCACAGCGGATGCTACGTCTGCAGCGATGGTGTCATCTGCTTGCGTTTCTGTACCATCAGGGTTACTGATGAATGCAAGACACTCTGCCTTATGGCGAGTCTTACCTTGACTATCAGTGAATGTGCGATAGGACCACCAACCAGGGCCAGTGATACCGCGAGTCTTATTCTCGTTCAATACTGCTTCAGCAGCATCAATAAAAACAACTGTCTCGGTAGCAGAGCCACTTCCGTTACCACGGGCGAGTCCTGCTTGAGTTTTATTTGCGTTGCTATCAGTTCTCCCGTAAAGAGACATTGGTTACTCCGTATTAATTCCGATATATTTATTTATAAAAAAAGGGGCTTATGCCCCCTAGATCATTTGGCTGGTAACTCTTCTTCTCTAGTAAGAATTGCCTTCTCAACTACAGCGAGAAGTTCATCATCCATAGTAGTCTTAGTCAAAGTGACTGCCTTTTTCAAAATGATTAGGCAGACTTCAACCAGTTTCTCACCAAGTTCTTCATTCTCAGGGACTCTAGATACGGCATCAGTAATAATTTTTGATGCCAATGGAAGTAAAAATGAAAACATTATAACTCTCTTAGGTGTTCATCTGTATTTATATCAGTCAGACTCTCCAGGACGGGCCTTATATGGATTAGGCTTAGGTGCTCTCTTACGAGCAAGGTTGCCCTTAATCTTATCAACAGGTGTTACTCCCTGATAAACTTTAGCACCTTTCTCTTTCTTCTTACCCTGAGGTTGAATGGCCTTCTTTCTAGTAGACATCAGACCCTGACCAGCAAGACTCTTGCGAACCTTTGACATAGCAGATCCAGGTTTGATAGTACCACCCTTCTCAGATGGTTTACCAGTCTGAGGATCCTTACCAGTCTCTTTAGCGTAACGTGTACGCTCATCCAGTTCGAGTTCTTCCTTGCGAAGACCTAACTTACGTTTGATCTTATCACGCAGACCTTCTTTCTTCTTAATATTGGCACCCATTGCATTCAATCTACTGACAGCAGTACCAGACTTTGGCTTTGATGCCTTCTGACGTTTGGAGTAGTCCATGTAGGACTCACCTGGTCTCAGTTTCTTAGAATCTGCCTTTGGTTTTGGTTTAGAACTAGCACCATCTTCACGGGCACGAGCATTAGCACCAGGTCCACCCAGTTTCTTATCCTTTTCAGGATCTGGATGCCACATATCTGCACGTTCGTGAACAGTTTCTTCTTTTGCCAAACGTGCTTTACGTTTTGCTGCTGCCTTGGCGAGGATTCTTGCCTTAGCGTCATCCTGAACTGTCTTAGGGATAGAACTTACAGCGCCAATCTTCTGATCAACATCACCAGGTGCATAACCTTCTTTAGTTAAAGCTGCGGCACGTTTGCGGGCTTTGTTACCCTTACCTCTCGCATCATCAGCACCATACTTACTATAACCACCTTTCAATTGACGTTCATGTGCTGCTTTTGATTTGTCTGCAACACCTTTAGAATAACGTGATCCACCAAATTCTTTTTGATCACTATCTGCTTTTGCACGGGTCTTCTTAAGAATTTGAGCCTTAGCAGAAGTATCAGACCTTTCTGGACCAACATTATACTTCTTACGAAGTTGATCACCTCTACTCATGGGTTTTGCTGGTTCTTCTTTCTTCTTACCAAGAAGTCTCTTTACTGCAGAACGTAAACCCTCATCTAAAGATTGATACTCCTCATACATATCATCCCAAGTAAGATCAGAGCAGTCATACCCTTCAGTAATAAGGAAATCAACATACTCTTCAACCTCAACTTCTTCTTGAGTATAAGTAACAACCTCTAATCCGCCGTTTTCTAAATCACCCCCGATACGTTGAATGTTTTCTTCACCAAGTTTCTTAGCAACCTTGTCAGCACCTTTCGATACTACAGATGCACCCTTCTGTGCAAGACGTGCAGTCTTACCTGCAACCTTCTTGATACCTCTCTTAACTTTAGCCATCCTCATACGATTGAGTCTTGACTTTGCAGCAGACCTATCCTTCTCAGGTGCAGCAGGTGCTGCGTTAGAGGAAGATGAAGAGGAAGTAGAAGAAGATGAAGAAGATCTACTTCCTCTTTCATATCCTTTCTTGATCTCCTCACCACTGGCCTTGACTGCACGTTTGGCAACACCACCAGCGTAACCAACACCCTTCATGATTGCACGACCTGCTTTCTTTGCAGCAGACTTAACTCTTTCCCATCTACCTTCAGTTGCTTCCATGAGCATGTCATCTGAACCAAAGAAGTCCAGAGCCTCATCAAGAGACAGGCCATCATCGACCATGATCTCTTCAATGAGTTCTCCCATCACAATCTCAAGTTCTTCATCTGAAAGAGAATCGAGTTCTTCAAAGTCAAAGGCCTCTTTGATCTCCTCCTTAGTAGGATTAATGATGACGGCCGTCTTCTTTGCTTTTTCTTCTAGGTAATCTGAAAAATTTAACATGGTTTCTCCTTAGCGTCCCATTTGTTTGGCATAAAACTTCTCGAAGTCTTCTCTACGCTTATCACCTCTAGGTGGCATAGGAGTCTTCTCTCCACGAACTTTACCATACTTTTTCTTGTAGTCATCACTACCCTTCTCAGGATTGTTTCTTGCATCCTGTTGTTCATCAAGTTCTTCACCCTCTTCGGCATAGAAACCATCTTGTTCAAAGATGACATCAAAGCCTTCTTCTCTCCACTCAATAGCGAGTCTTACATCTTCTTCAGTGTAACCCTCTTCAATCATCTCAGTTGCCATTTCCAGATGATACTCTTCAGGAACACAGTTAGGAACTTCCTTACCGTTTTTCTTTTTAGTTCCATCTGCCTTGTAACCCTTCCAACATGAGGAAGCACCAACGTTGTTACGTGCTGTCTCCATACCTTCTTCAACCTGAGTTTTTTGTACAAACTCTTTGAAAGATAAACCTTCCTTCATCGATTTATTCTTAAGTTCTGCCTTGCGTCCTGAAGGATCCTTGATAGCAATCCTACGTTGCATCTGCTTATTGGTTTCTTCCTCGTCACCAGATTTTACTGCTCTTTGCTCTTTACCATATGCGTTATTGGCCTGTCGTGCCATCTTCTCTTTAGGAAGTGACTTATAACCTTCCTCTACCTCAACTTCTTCCTTCTTATACTCAGGATGATCATCGAGTTTCATGCCACGCTTCTTCTCAAGACGTGCCTTACGCTCAGCGGTCTTGTCATCACGGACACCTTCAGCAACATCATCACCCTTCTCATACCACTTACCATCACCATCAGAATCTTGCCAACGTTTACCTTTCTTGGCTTCCTTCTTATGTTTTTCTTTGCTCATCTTTTCTTCTTCTACAGGTTCAGCAAAACTCATACCTTGTAGAATAGTTTCCATGTCAGAAAGCTTCCTTCCCGACTCTGAATAATTATCGTGGTGCATTGTTTTTACGAATAAAATTCCTTTTTATTATTTAGTCTTTTTACGTTTCTTGACGAAATCGCAGAAGGATGTGACTGTTTGTCCAGGTGTCATTGCCTGCACTTCACTTCTATATTTATCAGTACCAATCTCCCACTGTGTAGATGGGTCTTCACCTTCAACAATATCTTTCAACCAGGAGCGGTGCTTATTATCGTACTCATCGACAAAGATGATGTAGTTTGTACCTCTCTTAATGACTGGTCCAACCAGTCCTGTATTAATATTCTCTACAATACTACCTAATGGATACAAAGAATCTTTGATATATCTTTCTCTCAAAGTTTCTTGATCTAATTTAGGTGCAATCTCCCATGTCTCCATAGGTTCTTCCATAGGTTGAACACCCATGGCTTTTTGTAGTTGCTTCATAACCCTCTGTGCATCTGCATCATTCAAGGCCTTAGGCATACCCTTTCTGAATGACTTGAAGTCACCCTTCGCAGCAGAGTCACGCATCTTAGATGCAGACATGCCTTCAATCGAATCAGCATCTGGATCTCTTTCGCCAGCAGAGAGAACATCAATCGACTCAAAGTTATAGAGTTGACCGTTGTACTTGTTCGCCAGTTCATCAAACTCACTGACACGATCACCACCTACAACAATAGTGACACTATCAAATCCTTCCTCATCCAAAGACTTCAGGACATCAAAGATACTTCTCAGTGACTCTTTGTTCATGATATGATCTTTCATATCAGGGAACATCTTCTTCATGAGCGATACCTTCGCTCTAGGTTCCAGAGGATTCTTCTTCGCATCCTGTGATCTGGATGGATAGATTCTAAACTCACCACCAGAAGAATGAGACTTCACGGACTTCAGAAGTTTCTCATGTCCAACAGTAGGAGGATTGAAACGTCCGAAAGTAATAGTAACAGGACCAAGACCCTCACCAACTACCTCTTCACCACCTTCATCCTCTCCAGATGCAGGGGCTGACTGACCCTTCTGATTCTTTGGATCCTTCTCCACTTGATCGGCAGGAATCTGTTGATCCCTAGGCAGTCGATCTAGTTTCTCACCACCCACAGACTTGTGAGTGATGTTACCTCTAGGGTCTGCATACATTCCTCTACCAACGTGCTTCAGACCGAGACGTTTAGCTTGTTCACCCGATTTTGTTTCAAGTAGAAAATCCTTATAGCTTTTCATTTAGATTGAAAGTCCTTTCCTCTAGTATTTATGATCACTCTAATTTCCAATATGGAGCAGCGATTGATGACTTAGAGTTTGCATACAGATATAGATCTTCGCAAACTTGATTTCTTTTCTTATCGTTATTCATGTTTTTAATAATTCTGCCGAGTTCCATTGATTGTGATTTTGAATACACCCAAGCATCAAACTTTGCTTCATCCATATCTAACTGCATTTTCGTAATCTTGGTCTGATCAAAACTACTTCCAAGAACAGTTTTCATATCTGCAATAAGTTTTTTTACTACAGCAGCTTTCTGTTGTTTGTTTTTAATTTTTTGTGCAACCTTTGTATCTACTTGTCCTTGACCATGAATCTTTAGAATCATATTAGCAGGTCCACCACCAACCTTTCCTTGGTTGGCACTAGATCCCTTCACCTCTCCTTGCCATCCACTCAATGCATCACCAGAAAATCCTCTGAACTGAATTCTAACTCCATCCTTAAAATGAATATAGACATCTTTACTCTCTGTACTTGCTTCTACAGACTTAAATTCTTTTTCGGTTGCATCTTTTTTATCAAAGTTGAGAATATTTAATTTTGGAGTACCTTCAATTTTCTTAAGTGATACACCAAACATTTTTGGTGATTGTGGATTGATCCTCTCATTCATACACTGGTTTAATCCTCTCAGTGTCATCTCTTCCTCAAGACATTTAGAATCATAAGCAGGAGTTGTGATATAGATGTCTGCTGGTGACCATTTATTAATGTCAAAACTAAATCCTTCAGATTTCTTGACCCTAGATACTTGATTCTCAATATGTTTAACTACCTTTCCACCACGATGAAATTTAATTCCACTCTTAATGTTACTAAATTTATCCCATAATGTATTGGCACCTTTAACACAAGAATCAATCCAGTCATCAGACATATTATTTAAGATGTTTGGAATTGTTTCATCCACATCGAAGAGAGCTTTTGCTCCATTGATACTATCTTGAGTAATATCTGCTGCAGTAATATGACCACCCTTCTTGAAAGCGACTGCAGCATAGACTGCCTGTGCAGACTCAGTTAGTTTGGTGATAGTTGCACCAGCTCCAGACCCACCCCTAGGTTGTTTGAACTGGAACCTTAGAACACTCGAAGAACTTTCTTTAACTTCTAATGCAGCAAAAGAAGATCCAGGTTTAATACCTCTAGTAGGTTTCAACCCAGCCTTCTTCATTGCATCTTCAAGTTCATTAATAGCAGTGTCTCGGTTCTTTACTTTGACAATGATGTTAGTCATTTTTGCAGTTGCACTTTTCACCTCAGTCTCATAAGACTGCATAACATCATTTACAGCAATCAAGATTTCTGTAATAGTCATTTATAGAAAAACCCTCTCTTCAGTATTATTTAGAAGAGAGGGCATATTTATTAGAGATCGTTAGGTGCGCGATACTCAGACTTGAGAACATCAAACTCACCATCAGGATATCGTTTGAGAAGTTTCATAGTGTTACCAAGGAGAAGATCATCCATTCGGACACCAAGAGCAGTTGCAGCCTGAGAGATATACCACAGGATGTCACCCAGTTCAATGATCATGTGATCA